CTTTTAGCGAGTTGATCAGTAGAGAAATACTGGCTGCCAGCTACTGTCATGTTTTGATTACCTCTTTTCTAGTTTTGATAAGGTCGCAAAGATCGTTGTAATCATTTTGCGGTATTTGTTTGTTAGCATAACGTACCTCTAAGGACTCAGCACATAAATCTAGTCTTTGTCTGGTGTCAGCTTTTAAGATTGCATCTTTGGCAACTACTGTAAGGTTTTGAGTAGAAACTGGAGTTCTATCTTTTTTAGGATTTTTCCATGCTTTACTGCGGTCATATAAAGATAAACCAAACTGAGAGCCAAATTGCATAAAGGCTCTTTTCCTTGCATCTGATTCAGCCTCTTTTACTGCTGATTCATGCTTGTCTCCAAGATTGACGCTTTTGCCCTTACCATGTCCAGCACCAACTCCCTCTCTGATGACATCATTAATAGTCACTCGGACTTTTGCAATGTAAGTTACACAGAACTCATCACTCTGCACACAGTCAAGTTGTACTGTTTCTGACTGCCAGCCATCAAATCCAAAGATGCGGTTAGCTTCATTGATTACATACCAGCTTTCTAAGTAAGCAAGTTGCATAGTGCCTTGCTGTCTGAAGGCAACAACTTTAGGGTCAATGGGTTGATTTAGTTGTTCTGTTTGTTCTTTAGTAAATGTCATAACCATTTTGGGGGTGTAAGTGTTTTAATACCCTCTGGAGCTTGATCGGTATATCCAGCCCAGATGCCTGACTCTTGGGCAGCTTTAATGTCAGACAAAGTTTGTTCCTGTAGTTCATAACCACGTTCAATAAAGTGAGGTGACAGTTCATAGATCCCCACGCTGTATGGGAATACCTTTTCAACAGCCACAAATATGAACCGCTTTGCTCCAGTTCCTTGCAAGTAGTGGGCTGCGGCAAGATGATAGTTAAAGTTAACTATAGTTTTGGTAAATTTATCTGGTGATGCACCACCTTCACCTGTAGTTTTGAGATCAATGACCATATCATCAATCACATAATCACAACGGCATTTGCATTGCAAACCTGTTTGCCTATGCTTCCACCAAAAAGATTGTTCTGCTAAACCTTGTTTGTTTTTAACATTGCTAAGAAGATATTTCCAAGCAAAACTGTTTTCAACAAGAGAGTGTTCTATGTTGTCCAGCAGTTCTTTTTCCTGAGAAGTGTAAGTCAGCAAACCTTTTTCTTCACAGGCAAGAGCAAGCTCTTTACCTTTTTTTGTACGCTTTTCTTCAAGCAGTGCATAACTACTTGGAAATGCGTCAGGTTCAAGAATCCATTTATGAATCATTGACCCTAGCTTCATTGCTGGGGTTGCAATTCTAGGTGGATTGTTTTTGCCATACTTATAGATATTGAAAGCCTCAAGGCCATGATCTATGGCATATTTCAAGTCAGAGGCAGCAATAGCTGGATCTGATCTATACACTTGTTCGTCAATATCAACTGACGTTATGTGTGGAGTGGTGTTGTTTAAAGATTCCATTTTGTTATAGTAATGGTGTCCTTAGGTGTTAGGACAATGGGTGGAGTACTGGTAGAGATCAGGGGTGGTCTTTACCAGTATTTTTTTGTTCTAATTTTTTAACCCTATCTGTAAGCTCAAGCATTGCCTGTGCCATAGGATCAAATTTCTGAACAATCTGACGTAATTCAATTATTGAATCAGTCATTATTTTCATAGTTTCATGGACTTCACTTTGAAGCTCTGTAGTTTTTTTTGAAGCTTCACTTGCATTTAGATGAAGTTTCTTCCATTGGTCATGCCAGAAAGAAAGTTCTTTGTAACCTTTTTCAAGATCAGCAAGCCTTTGCTTTATGCGTGTCATTTCAAAAGTCATTATTGTTCTCCCAAAGGTACTAATTTGAAATTGTTTTTTATAAATTCAGAATATTCTTTTTGTGCTTTTGGGTGACTTAATCCACGAACATAATAAATTTCTTTAACTAAACCAGCCCCACCTTTGTGTTTTTTGATTTCTCTTGTAGAAGGTAATACTGCTGTATTTAAGTTATTAGAATATAAAAATTGATATATTTTGATGTTTATAGACTCTTCATAATTACCCATTTTTATAGCTGTACATAATGCAGCAACATTTTCTGATTCATCAATATGCTTTACTAAATGATTGTAAATGTCATCCCATTTGTATCTTGGCAAATCTAAATTTATTCTCATTGTTGTAGCTCCTTACAAGCGAGTTCAATACCAGCGTTGCAATCTGCAACTGTCATGTCGTATAAAGTTCCAGTAAGGGTTGTATAAAACAACCCCATGCCAGCGAGTAAAAGGAAAAAGTTTTGCATTAATACCACCTCTCTGCCCAACTAAATTCGACACCTAGTTTTTCTAGCTTGTCGATTATTCGTCTAGCTGCTGCTGCAACCTTACCGCCATACTGTGGACTAACATCTTCTGCTCTGTCCATTGTGCTGCCAGATATGCAGTCATCAAGAACTACTTTGTCATACTCAGATAATTTGTTTGGCAAGAATTTAGTTTTGCCTAACGTATGGATTGTAGTGTGTAGTGAATGCCAGATTTCATCTTCTGGATAAACTTTACGTTCAACACCTTCCCAGACTTCAGTAATAATTCTGTTTGTCTTGTTGTAGTCACCATATTCGGCAGCTTTTTCGTCTGTATAAAATTGGCATAGACATTCAACTATGCAATCTTCGGGTCTGTCAGTAATAATCTCTGCTTCGAGATTAGTAAACTTTGTTTGGGTCATTTAAAATACCTTGCGAAAGAACGGCTATCTCAGCCATCTATATATTATATGCACTATGTTGCACTGTCAAGACCTATAAGATATTGTTACAGATCCATAACATTTAGATTAACTTACAGGGCAAGGGTGGACATATATATATTATTCATGTATTATTTAAATATGAGGTCGAGAGATCGGCTGATTATTCAAACTTCGCAAAGGATTCAAATGACTCAAACAGCACAAGAAAGAAAAGAGTTTCTAAAACGTCAAATTGATTGCATTACTCAATATGTAAAAGAAGATGCTGAAGTAGATTCTGCATTTTATTACGAATTTATGAAAGGCTGTGAGCCTACTGCTGCTGATTATGAAGCAGTATCTGAGCCACTTTATCAAACACTAAACGTAAGCAAAAACACATTTGACTGGGAAAATGATTTCAAAGTCAGAGTAGGTTCACCAAAATTACGCAAAGGTGTATATGCTCCAACTGGTGAAAAGCGTGTTTACGATATGAACTGCATTTGGAATGTTAGTTTGCATTTATGTGATGGTGTTTATGTAGGCATCAATGCAGGGTCATGTATCTCAAGCAGCTACAGCAAAAGAGAAAGAATGGCAAATCACAGAATGTACAATCTAAGACCAGTTGCTCATGGCGACAAAGTTATTATCAACAATGAGTTTTATATAGCAAAAGTCAACGGCCACTATTCAAACTGCATTGAATTTCATAAAGAAAAGTAAACCTATCAGCCCCACCTTAACTGGTGGGGTCTTTATTCACCTATCACCCATTAAACAAATGAATTTTACAAATGAAGAAAAAGACGTATTGTTTTTAAGTCTTAATGCCATAATCAAAGATTATGAAGTCTGGAATCGTTTAGAGAATAGCGACAAATATCATTTTTTAACTACATATAAAAAATTATCAAAGGACAATAATTCAAAATTTAATATCAGGTACAAATTGTTAGATATTTTGAAAGACTATGACGAAGAATATATCTGGACAGCAGCTTTCATAGTCAAGCCTATTGTTGAAAGTCATGAGTTCAAGCAAGCGATTAAGGAGGAAAAGTAATGCCAAAACCAGCAAAATTTCAAAAAGGCAGAAGAAAGTCTAATGCCGAATACAATCAAGAACTAAACGAATACAACAAAAAACAGTCAAAAAAACCTTTGAGTGATGCTGTAAAAAAAACTTTATTAAAAAAAGCAGAGGAGACTAAATTTACTTACACACAGTTGGCTGCTGTATACAGAAGAGGTCAAGGTGCGTATTTATCAGGTGGTAAAAGGAATGTATCTATGACTCAATGGGCAATGGATAGAGTTAATAGTTTCATACAGGGTGGAAAAGCTAGACAAGCTGATGCTGATATATATTCTAAAAACCAAAAAACAGATATAAATGAACAAGTCAAAAAGTTAATTAATCAAATAAAAAAAGCAAAAGACAGAGAATCCGTACAAAAAACTTTTGATGAGATACATAACATTATTCTTAAAAAAAATGATTCAATAGAAATGGATTATATTAATGAGTTATATGAGATAGAAAAAAAATATGGAACACAATTAAAAAATCAAATATACAAAAAACCAGAAACATATTTAGAAACTTATACATCAAGTATGCCTAAAGATTTAAAAGAAAAAATATTAAATATTAAACAACAAGAAAAATCTATGCTTAAATCTGGTCATTTAAGACCTTTATTAGAAAGATATTCAATGATTCTTCCACCAGAAGTGAGACAAAAGCTTGAAGAAGGTACTTTAATATTTAATACAACTACAAATGAAGTTCAGATTGTAGATGCAAATAATACAGCAAATGTCGTTGGTACTATTGAAAACCCAAATTCCAAAGAGTGGGTAGGTGGTCTTGTTGATAAAGATGGCAACAGAGAAGAGATTAGGGCAATAAATTCAACATTTAAACCAGAAGATGTACAGAAAAACTATAAATATATTCAAGGTTTATCAACAACAGAAAAAGCTTTTTACTTTAAATATGTTTCTCCTATTGGTTACTATTCTTGGCATAAAGTAGCTAGTAATTACATTGAAAAATGTAAAAATAGTTCACAAGAAAAGAGATTTAAGATATTTAGTTCACCAGCATATTATTTGACTGATGAATTAGCGACTGCATTCATAAATACACCTGTCAAAAATCTTAAGCTTGATGAAGAACCAAAGATAGTTAACAACAGTTTTTTTGTTTTTCAATCTACATCTTTAAACAATGTTCAATTTGTTTTTGTGGACTGCGTTTATGAAAAAGGTTTTATTTACTTACATATTTCTAACAGCATGAATTACGGTGGTTTTACTGGTCATTCAGTAAAATTTGCATGGAATGATTTAGCAAACTTCAAAAAGACTAGAGGATCAGAAAAAACTAAAGAATTAGTAGAAAATCAATTTAATATCATAGTCAATATGATTTTGTTGATGAATCAGCAGCCAGATATTGAAGTTGAATATATGCCACCATCTATAACTGTTCCTGTTCAAAGAGGTTTTTCTAAGCCAGAAGTATTCAAACCAAGACCAATAACTTGGGTAGGTAAGGAGTTTTCAAAGAGAATAGTTAAAATATATCCAAAGACAGATGATTTGCTACCGA